GAGCTTGCCATTATTTTACCCTGTAGAAGTCAAAAATGATATGGCAGAACCACCCAAGACTAAAACCTAAAAGTATGCCCTCAATCATTGGAATCTAATCTCCTTCAAAATTTCTTCTGCTTGCAGTCTTAGGTCTATCGCCCTCTTATGAAGATCTATGGAAAGGTTGACGATTGCTAGTGCTCGTTGCTCTAGCGCACTTGTTGTTTGTGCTTGCTCGATGATGTCTTGTGCTGCGCTCAAAGCTGCTGCTTCGTGTAAGTTCATGCGACCCTCAGATTAAATGGATTATTGAAAAAACTGATGCCTTCCTCTTGCTTTGCCAAGACAGGCTTAAACTTCTTCTTCGGCCTGGACACCTTCTTAACCTCGTACTCGTCCTTGACCCACTCCCAAACACGTTCTTTGGTAAACGGGTCTATCCTAAACGAAGTTTTGATGCAGCCTTTCTTTAGCAGAGCGTTTAGACAGTTCACCGTCGTTTGCTTGTCGATCTTTGTCTGTAGCCTCACTGACTTTAGGTCAGCAGGTGTCTTACGCTTTTTCAGGTAAGTAAGAATCTTTTTTTGCTCGTTAGTCATCCTATCCTCGCAATCTCTCTTTCCAGATACCAAATAGCCTTCTTAAGATCTTCAACCTCTTTACCTTTTAGGCTTGCCCTCCAAACGTACTTCGTAGCATTGCCTAGGTTGAAGTTCATATGCTCTGTAATTTCTATGCACTCTACTCCCGATGGATGAGATGTGTAGTGCTTAGGATGGTTTACGTTGTCTTGAACCTCCCATTCATCAACAGCGCAACAATGTCCGCACCTTGGACACTCAAATGAATCCTTCATATTGTGATCGCCACTCATGTGTTCTCCTGACTTAGCTTAGTTCTTTCAGTCGTAGCCCCGTTACGATATTCACCGCCGTTCTTCTCCCGCAGCTTGGCTTCAATAGCTCGGGCAAAAGTCGTATTAGTCCAAGGCGCAGTCCAATCTCTTTTGTAACAAACACTGTTTATTTCTTGATCCGTCAGCCCAACCCATTCTCGCTCTGTCTCCAGTGCTTGGCGTAGTGCTTGAGCGGCAATATTCAGCGACCCAACAGCGGCAATACCACCACGGGCATAAACCGCTTCCCCTGCGTTTTCCAACGCCTCAAGCGCCTGCTTCATAGCTTCTCTGCTCATGTGTTCTTCTCCTTTAGCTTGGCTTCGATAGCTTCCGCAAAATCCAACACGTTCTGATGTGCATAGCAAATGTGAAACTCCAAACTGCCACTCTTTGCTTTGTTGCATTCCCAGATTTCATCTGCCGTCAGCCCAACCCATTGTTTTGGTGCAGCATAAAGTTTGTCACCTAGCTTTATATCTTTAGCGTTGTCCCATGCGACCATCGGCCTACCCGTTTTATCAAACAGGTAAACATGCGCTACTTGTCCGTCGTCCGTTGGTGTCTTTGCGTTTTTGTTTTCGCTCATGCCATATCCCCTCTAAAAAGCTGCCAAGCGTCGCTAAGTTCTTCTCTGGCGATCCTTACCCTAAGCCTCATATGGTCAAGATCGTCTAAAAGAATCCTTAGTTCGTTGGGATGAACCATCACATACGTTGTTTCGTCTGCTAGCTTTCTTAGCAGTGCGTAGGCTTTTTCTTTGTCTGTCATGCCTGTCCCCTTGCTCGTATGGCGGCGGCGCACCACGTTGCCAATACATCTTGACCTTCGTACTCGGTGTCGATGTCCTCACACACCTTCGCACACGCCTCACGCTCGGACTCGCGAACTTGCCACTCCAACTCGACCAGCAAGTCTTCAATGGTGTCGCCGTGGCCTGTTGCGTAGCCTCTTGCCATCATCCATGCAGCAACCTTCTCACGCTCGGCAGCAGCAACAAGGGCGGCGAAGCGTTCAAAAGCATCGGTGTAGTTCCATAGGTCAGGATCAAGTCCAGCCTCCCGCGCCATGCGGATAATTTCTTCTCCGTTCATCAAAATTCCCCTTCTAAATTACGAGGTCTAATTATTTGCTTGAGTTTTGCAACCTGCTCTAGTCCTTTAGTCTTATCTATTGTCATTTCTAGTCGCTGATAAAACGGAGGAGGAGCCTGCCTACACAAAGACCGAAACTGCAACACGTTAGGAGGTTTATCTGATGGCAAGCACTCCATCGCGTAGGCCACGGCATGAGGGCTTGTAGAGAACCCCGATAATTCGTGCGCCCAGTTCTCCATAACCTCTTGGATGTTCATGTCTCGATACTGGTCGAGAAAAGCCTTTCCGTAGGTCATGGAAAGTTTCTTGAAGATCGCCTCAATAACTTGTATATCCATGCCTTAGCCCTCCAGTAGATTGTTAGGCGTGATGTCCTTCTCATGCCTGTTTCTGCCAAAGATAATGTCTAATGATTGCTTGTAGTGATCTTCCTTCTTGAGATCGTCTGTAACCCAATCAGCCTTGAACCCTTGCCAACCCCTAGCGCAGCACATTTGCAAAGCCTTCTCAAGCGTTAGGTTTGCAAGTCCAGCCTCTCGCCTAATACCTTTCAGCGCAGTTTCGGTAAGCGGTGACTTCTTAGCCTTTCTGATAGCAAGAAAGTCATCCCAAACAGATTCGCTAACGTCACTAGGACGAAGCGAGCTTGCCGAGCGTTGCTTTATATTTGGTTGTTGGTTATTGGTTATTGGTTGTTGGTTATTGGTTGGGATCTGTTTCGCGTCTGATTTCAGACCCTTTTCAGATTCCCATCTGATCTGATTCGCAGCCTTTGCAGACTTGGCTTTGCGTTGATACTTCTTTATTTCACCGTCTATCCTCTGATGCGTATATGATTTCAGATCCTCGTCATATCTGAAAAACGTACGCAACAGAATGCGAACACACTCAAGATCGTCTCTTGCGCCAATCTTGAATGCCAAAACATCTATGTCGTCTGGTAATGGGTTTTCAGACTCGTAGTACAGCCAAATGAGTCTTAAATAGAAATAGCATTCTTTAGGACTTAACGAAACTGTGTCTCGTAAAAAGTCCCCGATGTGATGCGGGTAGTAGTGCATAGACTTCCCTTCAAAGTCGCCTTCACTGATGGGAGCATGTGGCAGGCGGGTGAAGGAACCGCTTTTCGGGAGCTACCCTAGCCAATGCGGTGAAACAAATAAGAGTCTAAATCAGATTTCAATAATCTTGCAAGTCCACCCTTCTTTTAGCTTGCCCCAGCCGTGAACCTCGATCTTCCAGCCTGCTCTCAAGATAACCGGAAGATGCTCACTCTCTGCAATCTTCTTCACCCTGGCTGATACGTTAGCTCTTGAGGTCGTCTGAACTAAAAGCGTCTCCTCGTCCCTAAGACAAAGTATGTCGCCTATTCCAAACAAGTCCTGCCTGATCCTGGCCCACGGGTTCCAGTGCTCGACGATCTGGCATAAGTAACCGCGTTCACGAAGCGCAGCCAAGGATCGTTGCGTAGGACTTGCCGACGAACGGCGTTTCTTTTTGGTATCAGTGGCAGAGATTGTCGTCACGATGACAGTCTTAAAGGTTTATCGAGCCTAAGATTACTCCATCGCAACAAGGAGAAAACATGAAGATCGTACTTACAAAACAGCAACTAGGCGAAATCATCAAGGAACACTTCTACGACAACTACAACCTGCCTAAAAACATGGCAGTAGTGTTCGACCACGATAACCACATGGAGTTCTGTGTGATCTACGTTAGGGATGAAAACAATGAACTATGACTGGTGGCTAGATCGTCAACTTTGGGAATACGACAGGGAGAGAGAACGTGAGCACCAACAACAGTTGGAACAACAGGAGTACGAACTTGACGAAGTACAAGATAACGAGGAGTGACTGGGCACTATGCGCGCTATTGGGGATTTGCTACGGAACACTGCTCTACCTGTTCATAAAGTAACGGAGCCAAACATGAAATTCAACGAACTTAGAAAGATCAACGTAACTGAGAAGGTCGAGAAGAAAAACGGCCTTTCTTACCTCTCTTGGGCCTGGGCTGTAGACACATTGTTGCAACACGATCCTATGGCCACCTGGGAGTACAAGCCTCACCAAATGTGGGGAGACACGGTGATGGTGTTCTGCGAGGTCAAAGCGTTCGGTGTCTCTCGCACTGCACAACTGCCTGTCATGGATCACCGTAACAAAGCGATCTCTGAGCCAGATGCTTTCCAGGTCAATACAGCTATGCAAAGATGTCTAGCTAAAGCTATCAGCCTCCACGGTATCGGGCTTTATATCTACGCTGGAGAGGATCTTCCAGATGAAGATAAGCCTTCCGTAGACGACCACATTAAAACGATCTTAGAGGCCAAAACAGTTGACGACTTGAAGGCAGCATTCACGAGTGCCTACAAGGTCTTTAAGAACGATCCTGAGTCCATCAAGCAAATAGATGCATTCAAGGAACAGCGCAAGAAAGAACTGACGGAGATTAAATGAGTCAGATTCTTTTTATTGCCAAGCAATCAGGGGTTCTCATCTCACACCGAGATGAGTTCCTGAAGTCGGTGGAAAAGTTTGGCCGGTTGATGCTTAACAAGTCTAAACCGCTAACGCCAACACAAACGGCTTACTTGTCAGCACTCGATGACTGGATGTCGCTCAACGATCTAGCAAACAAATTCGGTTGCACACCACAAAACGCCTTAAAAATGATCCGCGCTTTAGAGGCTCGTAAGCTGGTAACGAAAGAAAAACTTTACAGGCAAGCCTGGGCCTACTACTACAAACGAAAATGAACCTGAACACATTTGAAGAAGGACTGCTGGACTCGATCCAGACAGAGCGTTGCAAGAAACTGCTCTGGTCTGTCATTCAGTTGGCAGTCGATGATGCTTGCAAAGCACCCTATAAAACTAGACCAACAGACGAAACGATTACCGCACTTAGGTTCCTATTCGGAGACCTCCACGAGTCAGGGCTTGATAATTATCTAATGTGGCTTGACGTTGACAGTAAAGAGTTCAAGAGACGCATGGTCAATGCCATGTACTCAGAGCGTCACGATAAGTTCACCGACTTTGAGAGACGAGCCTTCCGAGCTAACTACAACTGGTATCTGAGAAATGAGATCAATACTGACAACTGAGACTGACCGTAGAAGGGTCATAGAGGCCATAGAAGCCACTGAATTAGGTTACATGGTAACTATCTCCAAACCGCCTCGAACAGCGGCTCAGAATCGGTTTTATTGGTCGATCCTGACAGCTTGTGCTGAACAACTAATGGGCCAGCAATACACTCAAGACATCTGGCATGAGTGGGCTAAGACGAGGTTTCTTCCTTCTCGTGTTGTTGAGCTTCCTGGAGGCCAAGTAAAAGAGATCGAGCCTTCGACTGCTTCGCTTACCGTGTCTGAGTTTTCAGACTTAGTAGAGCAACTATTGCAGTACGCAATCGAGAAGGGTTTAGTCTGGACAGACGAGATGAAGGATGCTGAACTTGACTTAAGGAAGATCAATGTACTCAAACAAAAAGTTGCTTGAGGCTTGTAGAAATATGCCTTGTGGGGCGTGTTTCTGTGAAGATGGAACTGTAGTCGCTGCTCATAGAAATCAAGGCAAAGGCATGGGAATCAAAGTATCTGATGCTTTAGTAGCATCCCTGTGTTTTAAATGTCACGCATACTTAGACCAGGGAAAAGAAATGTCTCGTGAAGAACGTCGAGACTTCTGGAACCAAGCGTACATAAACACAATGCAAGCAATGATCGAACGAGGGATATTAAAGGTGCAACATGGAACAAAGAACTGATGATTGGTTTAAAGCAAGGTTAGGCCACTTAACCGCTTCACGGGCCTCAGACGCGCTTGCGAAACCTGATACGGCTAAGCGCCGTAACTACCAGATTCAACTCGTCACAGAGCGTCTGACTGGCCTACAAAGCGATTCTTTTACGAATGCAAGTATGCAATGGGGAACTGAACAGGAACCCGTTGCCAGAGCAGCCTACGAAGTCCATACAGGCCATTTCGTCGAGCAGACAGGGTTTCATACCCACAAGTCGATAAAGTGGCTTGGAGCGAGTCCTGACGGGTTTGCAGGGTCAGGGCTGATCGAGATCAAGTGTCCTAACTCAAACACTCACGTTGATTACTTACTAGCAAAGGAGGTTCCCACTAAATACAAACCGCAAATGCTTACTCAAATGCTCGTAACAGGTAGGACTTGGTGCGACTTTGTGTCGTTCGACCCAAGACTTCCTGAACATCTTCAACTATTCGTCGTTCGTTACGAGCCTAAGCCGGAAGAGCTAACCAAGATCGAGGCTGATCTGGTTGCCTTTCTCAACGAAGTTAATCAAATGGAATTATCACTATGCCAAAAGAACTGACAGGAAGTATCAGCAAGAACAAGAAGAAAGAGAAAGATGTACACCCAGATTACAGGGGTTCAGCAATGATTAACGGGACTGAATACTGGGTCTCAGGATGGGTCAACGAGGGTTCCGACGGGAAGTATTTGGGGTTAAAGTTCCAGCAGAAAGACGGGGAAACTAGACCCGCTAAGACTAACAATGACGATGGTGACGATATCCCTTTTAATTAGAATCGGTCTATAATGGTCACATCTACAGCACAGGAGATGGGGCATGATCGATTCAAAAGAATGTTTTAAGTGCAAGGCCGTCAAGTTATTAAGTGAGTTTTATGTGCATAAATACATGGCTGACGGCCACCTCAATAAGTGCAAAGAATGCACAAAAAAAGACTCATTCAACAATAGGGGCAATAATCTTGAAAAATATCGTGAGTACGACAGAAAAAGGTCTAAGTTAGACCATAGGAAAAAATTACATGACGAAGTAAATCGATTATGGAAGAAAGCGGACGCTAGAAGAACTGCCGCTCACAATGCAGTCTCAAGAGCTATAAAAAAAGGCACTCTTGAACGGCTGCCATGCCAAAAGTGCAACAACTCAAAATCGTTAGCGCACCATGAAGATTATGATAAAAAGTTAGATGTTGTTTGGCTTTGCCAGCCATGTCACAAACAAAGACACAAGGAAATAAATGCTATGTTACTTATGAAGGAGCAAGTCTAATGTTAAGCGTACACCACCAAACCATGCTGAAAAAAGCGTTTGCAAAGCGTCCTGCAAACATTTCTGATGATTCTCCGGTCTTAGAGAGGGTCATTCACATCATCAAGTCTGAGGCTCCTGAGTGTTTCTGGAAGCCTACGGAACTAGAGAAGCGGAGGTTCTTTAATGCACCACGGCCAGGAACTCCTCACGAGGATGCGGTCTATCCGTTCCCGAAAGGCTTATTATGAGCAGTTGGCGCGAGTTAATAACGAATCAGACGATGAAAGATCGGTTCAGACCCGTAGAAGAAATCTGGAGGGAACACGGTTGGATTCCACCATCCACCGAGTGCCCAGACACAATGGCAAAACATAAGGCTTTTAGGGAGTGGTCGATCCGTGGCATCGTGGATCAACCTTATCAAGCAAGTTAAAAGTTCTGATGTTGAGGAGATAACGGCAGCGTATAACCAAGCGTTGCCGTTTGTCGTTCAGGACTGGGCGAAGATGATCTTAAAGTTAGCTAAAAGCAAACGACTTCCGATCATTGAAAAGATCGACAGGATTCACGGAGACAAGATCGGCCAGATGGTGCGAGACGAAGTGTTTTCACAACATGCTCGCCTCGGCAAGTCTCCTACGAGTAAGTCCAGGTAAAACGCGCCCAGCCGCTTTATTCCACTTGACGCACTCTTCCCTAGCACCAACCCAATTGCCAGCGTCTATGCGCTTTTTGAAGGTGCTGATGCGGTAGTTTCCTAGTCCGCAGTTGTAGGCCCATGAGATCACGGCTGCTAGTTGGTTTGGTGTAGCCTTTAAGAGACTTGGAGACATCTTTAAGATGTTTGTTGCGAAGTAAGTTAAATGGTGGTCTAACTCTTGTTCACACTGCGCCATTGTCCAAACGGTATCCTGGTTAACGTTTGGGCCTGTAGACCCGTAGCCAATTGTCCACGGATGACCCTTTGTACCTGGGTCTGGGTAAGCCTTAACCATCTTATCGGGCAGAACCTTGGCGCAACCCTCAAAGGGCTTTACAAGGGTTTCTTTGGCTATCTTGATAGCCTCAGAAATCACTTTTGATACTTCTCGATAGATCTGCCAACGAACCAAAATGTGAGCATCATGTTCAACATAGCGAAATCATCTTCGTCCCATGACTTCGTAATGACATCAGCCCAATTAGCATCAGCCTGAAAAGCTATTGTTAAGCCAGCAACCTTTACGGCAATGTACATGCCAAAAGCAACCCAAGTAATGCCAGGGCGTGTGATAGCGGTGATAAAAGAGGCGAGCCACCCAGCTTCTTTAGCCGTTGTAGCCTGTTCTTTGAAAGCCTCTTTGATTGCGTCTAGTTGCGATATTGAATGGTCAACATAACGCTCTTCCATCCTAAATTCGCCACGCATCTTTTCAAGATCGGTTTGCAGAGTGAACATCTGTAGCTCATGCGATCTTTCGTTTTTCTTATCCATGAACTTTAGAATCTCTGGGGCAAGCCGAAATAAGCCACCAAAGATGGAGCCAAGCAACCCGCCGCCTAGTAGATCAAACATCATTTTCCTTTGTTGAACAATTCAAACAATGTTTTTACCTTTTCCTCCAACACCGCTAAACGATTGTCGGCTTTCGCTAACACGATGACTAGCATCACGAAGGCCACCAACATCGGCCATATCTTTGAAAGGATTTCGACCATATCCACGAATGATCCTCTGCGCTAAAACTTCAGCTTGCAACCACCTCTCCCCTAAAATAAGCCGTTCCATCAATAACTTCGACAAGTTCTGGTGGGAGAAGTAGACCATCATAGAATTTTAGGACAGCAAAGCCAGAACACCAAGGAGTCGGGTTATCTTCTAAATAATTGAACTGCTCACCATCAGGATCAGCCAACATCCCTGTGGAAACGCCGTACCTTCTCCCCTGGTAGTCACCCCATCCCTTGACTTCTAAAAGATGCGTGTGACCTGAGACCGTAGAGACCCCAGCTTTCAACGTGTTGTTGTAACCAGAGTGAATACCTGAATGTTGCAGTCTGTGCTTAATCATGCAAATGTCGTTGACCATCACCGACCAACTTACAGACCATTCCGGTATGTGATCCTTGAGTGTTGTTCCTTGGATACCTCGAAACTCAGGAACGGCCCCAGCAAGTTTACGATCAAACCGTATGTCGTGGTTTCCAAGTGTCCTGTGTAGGTAAGTACCTAGACCCTTACAAGCCTTCACGATCTTATCCATATGCCACTGGACAGCCTCAAGCTCATCCTTGAGATTGACAACAGGAGTCCAATCCATAGGCCCGAAACGGGAGATCGTTCCTCCGTCGAGGATGTCTCCGTTTGCAATGATTGCCTTGGGTTTTAGGGTCTTGATTAGTTTCAAGAGGGCGTTAAAACCAACAGAAGGCTCCCCAGGCATGAAGTGCGCGTCAGAGAAAACAATGACGTAGCCTTCGATGTCGAGCGTTGCTCGCTTGCGATTTTCAGGGAGTGTGAGCCTACCGTCTTTTGTAAGCAGTCTTATGCCACGTTTGTTCTCGATAGTGCGCCGACGGTCGTAAATGTTTCTGACAGCTACGCCGAAATGCTCTGAAATTTTGACGGGACTACCTATCTCATTCCAAACCTTGACGAACTCATCATCCGTAATTTTTCTTACCACGCCACGCTCCGCGCTCGATGCTCTGGATCATCTTCCGAGGGATGACCAAAGACTGAGCAATTGCGTCGTCAGTTAGTGACTGACAAATTTTCACGCCCTGCTTGGTCTCTGATAACAAGAAGCCGACAGAAACAACAAGCGGAACCTGAAACTCTTTGGCTTTCTCTGGGCTATCACCCCAACCCAAAGTGTCGTGGCAGGCATCTTCCCAAACTACTTTAACTATCGGGAATTTGTGTTTCATTTTTCTTGTCTTTTATCGCGTGATACCACTTCCAGACAAGCCAGCCGGACTGTAACACAATGTAGAGCAGGGTAGCAATAGCAACCCACTCGTTGAGAGTCAGACCGCCAACAGTCACAGCAGTCGTGATTGCAATCGGCGGCGCTGCCTTGATTGCTTCTGAGGCTATGTCTGACTTCTGTTCAGGTGTCATGATTCTTCAGGTTTTATCTGCGCCTCAGCCTGCTCCTTGATCTTCACAATCAAAGGCCACACGCCAGTCTTTGCCGGCAGATCGCCAAGCACGTTCAAAATAAATTGGATTTCGTTTTGGTCGAGGTTTAAGTTCATGGTGCTGCCGGTTCTTGTGTTGGAGTCGACGTTGGTTCTGGTGTCGCAGTCGGTGCTGGCCTGTTAACTTCCTGCGGAGCTGGCACGGGAAGGCATGGTTGATGTTGCATTAGTCGTTGCCAAAGCACTTGTTGTACCCACACCCATAAACACCGTTACCTGTCCCGTATTGATGACACGGTATTGATTGGCAGCGCCTGTAGAACTTGCTACTTGAACAGGGCTAGGCGGTGTAACCGCAGCAGTAAATGTCTGCGTATTACCCTGCTGATTAAAGGCTTGGGTAGTCATATTTATTCTCCGTTTATCCATCCATGAGCTAATGCTTTAGCTTGGAGTCTAAATGATTGATAAGCAATATATTTATCACCACCATCGTTAATTGCTGCAAATTCTGCGTTGTAGTCATATACGCTTCCGATAATCTTGGCAACCAATTGGCCGTAATTATCAGATGTCTGACACAAGGCTTCATTTTGTTCCCACTGGATTTTTAGTTCGCCAATGCCAGGAATTGAAACCTCTTGAGCATCCCAGTGTATGCGAAGTTCTTGTCCAGATACTTGGTAGATTGGCAACTGCGTATTGCTAAAAACTTTCATATCGCACCTCGTAATTGTTTAGGAAACATCCCAATCAATGCTTTTGTATGAGTACGCCACAACAATTTTGCGTTGGCAGGCTTAACCCATCCTTTATAAGACATCAATGTGCTGCGATGTTTTTCATTGATGCTTTGCAAAGAAATTTCTTGCAATTTTTTACACACAACACGAAAGTTCTTGGCAATTGATGATCGGAGTTTGGTACGTTCAGGACGAAATACATAGCCAACAAAATCTATGCCGTCTCGTTTAATGTCATAAATTTGCCAATTTGACTTAATTTTTAATTGTAGCTTTGACAGTTCTGATTCCATTTGGACTTTAATTAATTGCAACTTTTCTTTTGATTCGTCAAACACAACCATGTCATCGCAATAACGAAAATAAGCGCGTGGTTTTATTGTCTGCTTTATCCACCAATCAAAGTCATTGAGATATAAATTACCTAAATGCTGACTTGTGTAATTCCCAATAGGCAAACCTTTCATGCTGTCAATAATATTGACCATTAACCACAAAGTTTCTTCGCACTTTATTTTTTTCCGGACTAAATTTTTTAGGATGTTGTTTTCAACGCTTGGATAGTATTTTTGCACATCAATCTTTAAGGCGTATGGAGGGCATTGTTCTGAACGCACAAATTCTTTTACTCGGCGCATAGCATCTGATGTGCCTCGCCCAACAATAGATTGAAACGTATCTCGTATGAAAGTGCGCGTCAAAATAGGCCCAACAACATTAAGCAAAGCGTGCTGCACAATCCGGTCTGGATAGTAAGGTAGCTTATAAATTGTTCTTATCTTACGTCCGTCGTGACGCTGTTCGGTTTCGTATTTGCTAGTGTTAAACGTTTTGTCAAGCAATAATTGCTGTATTTCTTTGGCGTATTTGTCAATATCCGCATCTACCATTTTTACTTCTGTATAGTACGCTTTACCTCGTCGCGCTTGTTGGTGAGCGGCTTTGATGTTATCCAGATGCGTAATCTGGCCCCAAAGATTTCCGTAGCGTTTCATTGCTGGGTACACCCACGCTGTTCGCTTTCGCTACCAAGCGCTATTGGGTTGACATATTCGCCGCGACGGACAGGGGATGTGCGCTTATTGTTCTCAGCAAGGTGCGTGCCAATATTACGATTACGATTGGATGCATCATTATTCGCATTCACGATGAACGTGCCTGCATTAGCGCCATTATTCGCGTTACCTGACACATTGACTACGTGGTCGATTTGCACACTGAACCCCCTTTTGAGTTGCCTCAAAACCTTAAAACGCAAGGCGCGCGCCAACAGTACGAACACGAACGGACGCATCATAATTCGCACTCACGAGGAACGCGCCCGCAAGAGCGCCATTAGTCCCGTCACCCGACACAGCGACCCCGCGGTCTGCCGATGTTGAACCGTACCAATAATCAGTAGTATATGTAGAACTACTGCCGCCGCCGCTCGTTGAAATAAAGAAGTTGTTGACCAATGCGAGTGCATCTGGGTAATCAAAATTAGTCTGCCCAGATGATGTAATAAGTGTCATATTGGTGCTTACTGTGTCACTGAAATCGGCGCTGTTATTGGTAAAATGCCATGTGGCTGAATCCGCGCTCACAGATCCCGCAGCATTAACAATCACACCATCAACCCAGTTCCAATCATTACCGTAAAAATTTTCAATTCCACGGTACGACATCCAAGCAACTTGACGCGAAGCACTTGATGCGCCATTGGTGGTATTAGTGGAAGCGTTGCCGATACTGTTGGACTTGCCCGCTTCAGATGCGCCGTTGTCGGCTTGCGTACCAGACGAAGCGGCGTAAGATGTACCCGTATTCCCATTACCTGTATTGTTCTGACTGTAAAACGTCTGATATTCAATCAGGTAAAGCAACTGCACCGCAGCCAACAGGGTGTAATCAAGCTGCCTCCAGCCTGTTCCGCGATTTGCTGCAATGGTTCTGAACTCTGCGCGAGTTAAACCGACCATCGGGTAAACGCCTGAGACGGAGGCCAGTTTGTCTCCGGTCGATGCGGTGACATCGACTGCTCGGCCGTTTGGCGATGCGTTATTGTCGTAATTCAAACCAGAAATATACGATGTTGCGCTAACGTCGTAGACACACGCATCATAAGCCGAGTAATAGCGATACTTCACATCCTTGCCGTCTTTGTAAAAAGCGGGATGCAGGTCAAAGCCTGACAATGGTACGTCCGATACTGACCATGTAATAATGGTTCCACTCACCTCTCGCTTCACATAGAAGGCTGGAATCTCCACCATAACCATGCCATCTGCACCAGTAAGAACTGCGGTGCTTCCGTCAGCTTTAAGCGTACTATCCGATTCGTCAAGGTAGTAGTTGACCGTTCCATTGTCAGCCAACAAGCAACGGCGCATATTCCGATGAATGTTTGTGACCACCGGAGCGCCACCACCGTAAGGATTAGTGCTTGATGCTGCCGGAGAAGATGTTGAGCTATTCCACGAAAAACTGCTCACAGACGCTACTGTTTGCGCGTAAACAGCAGTGGCGTATACAGTAGTGGTTGACACAACACCCGTCCCCTTGGGGGTCAAATTAATATTGATATTTGTATCGCTACCCGTCGCTGACAACGTAGGCCCAGCGCCTGTCGCGGCATTCGCCACCGTAAACTCGTTGACTGCTGATCCCGTGGCGGTCACTGCGAACAACTCGTTGCCGTTCGTATCGTTGATGCTGGTTACAACACGGGGAGTCGTTAATGTTCCGCTAGTGGACATTACCACGTTACCCGTACCCGTAATGGCGTTGCTTGTTAGTGCCTTACCCGCAGTCGTAAACACGGCTTGAGAAGCGGTTAAAGCAGTCATTACCGGCGCAGCCGTTACCGTCACCACACCCGTAGAGTCAGCAATCGTCGCTGCTGCTGTGCCATCCTTGGCTTTGATGTTGGTGACTTCTACATTTGTAGCATCAACCGTAGTGGCATTTAACTGCCCTACGCCTGAAATATCACCCGTAGAGTCTGCAATCGTAACAACAGAGTTCTGAACTAACTTACCCGTCGTGCCGTCGAATCGTACAATGGCATTGTCTGTAGCCGATGCTGGGCCAACAACATCACCAGACCCACCACCCCCGCCAGATACCGTATCCCAACCTAGTGCAGTTCCATTCCACTTTAGGTATGAGTTAGTGACAGTTGGTGCGGCGACAAACGTTGTCGTTCCAGATGCAGACTGATAAGGGACTCTGTTAGCCGCTCCTCCTGCAAGGTTTGTGGCTGTAGTCGCAGATGTTGCAGTTGCAGCATTGCCGGATATGTCGATACCCCAAGTACCAGAAGCACCTGATCCCGTGGTGGGCACAAATGCCCCAGCAGACCCCGTATTCACCGCTAGAGCCGTTGCTACGCCTGTCCCTAACCCAGATACCCCTGTAGAAATAGGAAGCCCTGTAGCGTTCGTAAGGGTCGCTACCGACGGTGTTCCAAGGTCAGGGGTTACCAACGAAGGAGATGTTGCGAACACCAGCGATCCAGAACCCGTTTCGTCTGTCACGGCAGACGCTAGGTTTGCAGACGAAGGCGTGGCTAAGAACGTAGCTACATTAGATCCCAGACCTGAGACACCTGTAGAAATCGGCAAGCCCGTGGCATTTGTGAGTGTCGCAGCGGAAGGTGTCCCAAGGTTAGGGGTTACTAACGTTGGGGAGGTCGCAAACACTAAAGATCCTGACCCTGTTTCGTCCGTAACCGCAGCGGCTAAGTTAGACGACGAAGGTGTGCCTAAGAAGGTAGCAACACCAGTGCCTAGTGATGTGATACCAGTACCGCCATTAGCAGCAGGAAGAGTACCTGTCACGCCTGTTGTCAGAGGTAGGCCCGTAGCGTTCGTTAAAACAGCCGTAGATGGCGTTCCAAGAGCAGGTGTCACCAATGTGGGGGACGTTGCCCTTACGACGTTCCCAGAGCCTGTAGAGGCTTGGAAGGACAGGTTTCCTGAGCCATCTGTCTGAACAACAGAAGAAGCCGCACCATCAGCAGCAGGAAGCACAAAGGTTACGTTGGCAGCAAGGGATGCAGAAGCGCGTAGTTCAGTGTAGTTAGAACCGTTGTCTGCATCCTCTCCAAGCCTTACTCGTCCTGCGTTGGCTGTGACACCAGACACCGTAAGGACATCGTTTGTTGTGAAGGTGTCGCCGTCTGAGCCTGCCTGCTGGTTCTTGAGTTGACTCATCAACTCACGTATAGCATTGTTGATGTTAGAAGGAGCACACCCTTCTGCGATGTTAATGCCGTCAATATCGGTGTTGTCGCCAGGGTTTGACGAGAACTCAGAGATTTTTGTCTTTGCCATTACTCAGCCTCTTGATTCGAATACAACAAGCCGCGCATTGCTGCTGGCGTACTGTAGATTGTAGGCGTTCCTCGGCCTATTTGCTTGCCCATAAGTACCTGATTGCGTAGGTTTTCTACGTTTTGCTGCATCATTCGCTCTGCGCCAAATCTAGAACCCACTCCGACCGCTGGTAGAACAGCCGCGCCAAGAGGCCCGCCAAACAAATAACCCGCGCCAGTAGATAAACCACCAGACACGACACCTGTAGGAGCTAGCTTGCCAAGATATCGAAGAACGTTTTGTATGTCGCCGCCACGAGCGACGTACTTGATAGCCGCTTGCTCTTCGCTATTAAATTGGCTTAACCTGTTTTTGTTGTTTGCCAACTGCCTGAACTGCGCTCTAAGGGCGTTTTCCATGCCCGACTGCGAATATTGAGAAGCGGATGTAGTAGCCTTCTCAATGATGTCATCTAAGGTTTCTGTCTTAACACTTCTTGACCATAAATTTCTGGCAGTTTTTAACGCGACAGATCCCGCAGCAGCATCCCCACCAATCAAGTCGGCCTGACCAAGATTCTCAACGTAATCGTCTAACTTAGAGATAATCATTCGTCCAAGCCTGCGCTCATCTTTTTCTAAAGATCCGGCGGCACTATTTGCAACACGCCTTAAAATCTCTAGTTCGTCTAACGTTTTTGGCGTTTGCCCTTCGTTTTGGAAACGCCTTAAAACAGCGGCTACTTTAGGGTGCAGGTCTGCATCAAAACCGGCAGATTTAACTGTAGTCTCAATATCGCTTAAACGCTTTTGAAAACTGGTTGGCTGCACGATAACGCCAGCAGACGTAGCAACCTCATAAGCAGCCCTAGCAGCGTCTTTAACTGACTCTCTTGTTGGAACCGTTGGCTTTTCTCCACGCCTTGCACCTGCTAGACCACCAGCCGCAATATTGGCAAACATGCCAGCAAGCGGAGAGTCTGTTGCGCTTTCTACGGCTTCCCCAGTCGCCGCACCTACAGGAGCAGCAATCATCTGAGAACCAGGAGCCGCAGCCATTTGCGTAGAAACCGCTCTACCTGTTGGAGTTGCTGCAACCTGACCTAAGCGCATAAACCCAGGGATTGACGCTGCTGTGCCGCCTAACGCGCTAGAACCTTGCGTAATCATGCGCTCAGGAGTCGTTTCTGGCTCTGGAAAACCAATCTGCGTTAGAAGGCTTGATATAGCCTGAGAAGGAGTTGTCTTAAGTTGATATTCTTTTGGCGCAATAAGGTTGTAGGCCTGAGAGGTTAATTCGGCAGCAGGAACGGCCAAAGATCCGGCAAGCATACCAACAGGGCCAAGGGGCGCACCGAGAGCAGCACCCATCATTGAAGGAGCCATACCCCTAGCCACTAGACCAGGGATGCGTGAAACACGTTCTTCTATGGGCCTGTCTACAGGCTGTTGCCTAGCAATGTACTTAAGCCCAAGGTCAGAGACCTTAGATAGGTCGTTATTGGCTAACGCCTCAAGGTCTGCATCTGATAGCTTGCTTAGATCAATAGCCATCACTATTTCCTTTGCTTTCTTCTTTCAAGCTCTTGTCTCGCAGCACTACCAAGATCGCCAGGGGTGACTTGTTGCTGCGTCAAAGGCTTTGGCATTTGCGAGAAAACACTATTGATTGTTTGGTTTCTTCCAAAGTCTTGCTCATAAGCATTTTTAGTAGATACAGATACTTCCGACAGATAACGGTCTAGATCAATTAACTGGCTTTTGTACTGCCCGTATGTTTGCGCTTGTGCCAAGCTAGCAACAAGGTTTTCAAACCTTGCGCCTTCTTTTTCTGTGACCGCTCCAACACCGGCTCCGGTTGGAGATGCCGCTCTCATTTCGTTAAGACCAGTTACAAAACTACGGTTAGCTAATTTGTCCATAATTGCTTTTGCGTCTGCCGCCCGTGTCCCAGGAACCTTGGAGGCAAGTTCACCCCCAAAACCAGTAGCAGCCCTAAGCCCTTCATCATTATTCAACAAGTTTCTAATATCGTTTTGCGTATCTCGATATGTCCTAAGCATTGACACAGTTGCTGTCATTACTTGCGGTTGTTTAGCCTTAAATTCATTACGAATTTTTGGAGGTATGGCTGCATTAACAACCGTCGGGTTGTCTACCGTTGATTGCGTATAAGCTGGTTCTCCAGCAACAGGTGCTTGCAACGCTTGTTGCGGTGCAATCTGGGTTGGCTGCGGTGCGGGTTGTGCTGCCTGAGCAGCGGGCTGCACTGGCATAGCTGCTCGCGGCATTGCTTGCGGTGCTACCTGCGGTGTTTGCCTAGCAGGAGCCACAAGAGCCGGTCTAGCTTGAGGTACTGGCCCTGTTAAGCCTGTTTCTGCTTGTAACCGCAAATTGTCTTGCGCTGCTTTTGCCGCATCAATAGCGTTCGGCATTTGCGAATAATTGAAAGCCTCGGCTAATTGCTCCCCGCTAAGATTTGCCTCATCTACACCAGGGAACCTAACGGCTGCGTAAACTTTGCCAACATCGTTTAAGCCAGTTTTGCCACCGACTTTATGCTCTACAACTTTTTGTCCTGTAGTTGGGTTTAAGCCAACAACCTTCCCGTCAACTGACTGAAATGTAAGATTTTTTTCGCCAGAAAATACTACTCTCGGCTCTTGATTTGGCGTAATAGCAACAACCTGATTACCAATTATCTTGTACTGTGGCGCATTAATGCCAATCTCTGTTTGCGCCGCTTTTATTAGGTCTGCGTATTGCTTAGGATCTAACACCTGACGAAGTGCAGAAGAGGCTTCCGGATTAATTGCTCGCGTAATTTGACTAGGCATACGAGCTTCTGGGTAGACGTTCCCTTCGTCATCCATTGGGTGCGGAAGAGGAATCTGCGACCCAGGTGTTTCGGTGGTTTGAACAAGTTTAGGCAACTGCTCTCTTGCTATTTCCATTGCCTTTTGTTTGCGAGCCATCTCAGCAAATTGCAACCCCAACATCTTGTCCTGGATTGCCTGCTGAGTGGCACCACGGTAGGCTTGCTGGCCCGCCTGTAGCCCTTGAGCTACAAGTTCTCCCGTGGTTCTGCGTACAGGGCTTCTTCCTGACCCCGCCAACAGACTAAGACCAAGGTTTAGCACCCCTTGGTTTTGCGCTTCTTGTTTGAGCTTCTCTTGTTCTTCGGGGCTTAGTAAGCCACCGATGTAAGAAGGCATTTGCCCAAATAAACCACCAAGGAAGTTGCTAGTAGACATGATTACCTCCCAAACAGTCCGGCAAGACCACCTAACGCTGCGCCAGCAACGGGCCCCAACGGAGTAACCGCAGCACCTAGCTTAGACCCAACAAGAGCACCACCTAGCGCACCTGCAAGCGGGTTAGAGTAAGTTGGTTGTACGGTCTGCTGTCCCATAGGCGCACCGTAAGCAGCAGACAAGAAGGACTGTAGGTTGGAGTAAGGTTGTTGCTGTTGGAAGTTAAAACGCTGTAGCGCGTCAGCAAGTGCCGCTTGTTGGTAAGCCTCTGTAGCCTGCCCGACTTGTGCAAGTTGTCCAATATCCGAGTAGTCCTGTGCGGCCAGACCTGGAGCAATCCCAAGGGCTTGTTGCTGTCTACCCCTTTCAGCCTCGTAGGACTGATAACCAAGCTGTCCTGCCTGAGAAGCTAGCGCATTTGCTAACGCACCTTGTGCGCGTTGCTCTTGGCTCATAAGTGCTTCGTTAGTCCCGTAGCGACCTGCGGCAGAAGCCTTAGAACGCATCTGGTTGATTGCATCCTGGTAAGCCGTTGTAGCCGCATCAAACCCAGGCTTTAGGGCAGCCTGCATGTACGGATTGCCGCCTAAAAAGTTACCCGTTAAGGTTTGCGAGGCTAACTGCTGGGCTTGCGGAGTAAGGATATTTCCTTGCATAGCCCTGTTTTGCATCGCAGAAAGAGCGGCCTGCGTTTGTTGGCTTGGGCCTACATAAGTCTGCCCCTGATAAAACTCAGGGCCGCCACCCGAATAAAGACGTTGTGCCTCGCTTAGTCCGTACTGGACATAAGGACGCATGGCAGGATCAAGTTCTGTCCTGGTCACTGTGTTTGTTGAACCACCTGACATATCAAACCTCTCTTACCCACTTGCGGGGTCGAAAACCTAACGCTTTAGCTTTGCGATCCCAGCCTTTACGCCACGAATCAAAGCTGATAGTCCTTGCGCCA